GTCCTGTGTTTTTGGTGTAAAGTCTGTATATCCACTTGCTTTCCAAGTTCTGTAGAGTATTTGATATTTTCCCGCTGCGGTTGATACGTATTTCCCTTTCGTTACTTTTATGTTTGGATGAGTGGAATAATCGGAGAATGTTTGACCTCCGAATAGTGTATTGTAATTTGCGCCTTCTGCCCATGAGATAGTCTCTAGTAGTGCTTTTAGTCGTGTCATTTTCTAAAGAAATTTCTTGTTTTTTCACCTAACCATTGACCGAATTCCTTTGGTATACCTCCAATGACTCCGTAATTACTTCTATCTGTATTGGCTTTTTCTATAGGTCTCATTTCGTTTTCTCTTTGTATATCGTTTAATGTTTTTTGTATAGTTGCTTTCATAAGGTCTTGATTTCCTTTTGCGCTTTCTATATCAGCTTTCATTTTTTCTATAGAAGTTTCCATTACTCTAAGTTGTTTGGATTGAACTTGTATATCTACAGCAGTTTTTTTATTATTAAGTTCCATTCCTGTAGTGATAAGTCTATTTTTTGCTTCTGTATACATTGACTCTATTTGTGTTATAGAATTTTGTAGAATTTGGCCTTCTGTTTTAGCTTTTTCTGTTAATAGAGATTGTTCTACTAAAGATTTAGTTGATTTTAGGTTATCTGTTGCTTGTATAGTATTTTGTGTGATAGCTTTTGTGTTTTCAATACCTATATATTTTTCTAAAGGTTTGAATTGATTATCTATAGTTTTACCCTGTGCGTCTGCTTCTTTAAGTTTTGTGTCTGCTTGTTTTTGACGAATGTCTGCATCCATCATTTTATACTGCATTACAGATGATACTGCGTTTTGTATACCTCCTTGAATATCTGTATATTGAGGATTTACTGAAGGTGTACTAGAACCTGATGTTGATACTGGAGCTTGAAATGTATTTTCTAGCATTGCGTAAGGGTTAAGTCCTGCTTTATTCCATTGTGACATCTTGTATTGCCAGTCATTGTCTCTTTGATAGGCGAGGTCTGTTGCATTTTGTTTATATATCCAATCTGAGCGGAATTGATTATCTGCCCATTCTCTTTGTCTTTTGTTTTCTCTTTTGTTATAGCGATTTTGGAGCATCATTCCTCCAATGTTTGCTATTCCGCCTAAAGCTGAATCTAACCATCCCATAATATATAAGTTTTAAAGGGGGTTTTTTAAGCCCCCATTTTTTTGTTAAACTAAATTGTTTGAATAATTGTTTGTTAGTACTGGCATTGAATACTTTGACATTGGTCTGTATGCTATTACTCGATTATAGACTTGTACTATTACATTGTCATATAATGGGTCTTCTATACCGAATATACTTGAAGGACTATCGATGTCGAAGAATCGTGCCGAAAGATTAATAGTATTTGAATATGAACGTGCTAATGACCATTGTGCGAGTGTATTTGTGAAGTTACCTGTTACTAGATTGAAAGGTAGTCTGTATTCTGCATATCGTGGTACATATCCGAATGTTCCGTCCGGTGTTAGATGATTTTGATGTAGTTCTTTATTTAAAATTGGTTGTTCACCCATTTGGTCGAATACTGGTGTATAGAACTCTTCATTTTTTGTTTTATAGAAAAGTTTATTTACTGATGACATATATGCTGAATCTGGTATACATGAATAGATGCCTAATATAATACCATGTTCTGATACTTCATAGTTTCCAGAACCTCCTTCTGAATATCCATTTGCTTGACCTGTTTGATAGCCTTGGTCTGAGGCGGTGTTTAATACTTCTGATACTACTATAGGGGCTTTAATGCCTGCTATATAATCGGGTCTATCTATACGTAAGTCGGGAACTCTTACTCCGAACATTGCTAATATGTACTCATTGTACCGGTTACCTGATAGATTTTTTCTTACTAGAAATTCTTGCATTCTGACCATTTCGATAAGGTCATTAATTGCTATATTTCCTGATAATGTTGATGTATCTACATAAAGATATTCATTTAATATACCTGCATCTGCTTCTTTATTTAATACACGAGTATAATCTCCTGATGTATTGTTTCCTGTATATCCTGATACCCAATTTTCTCTTTGTGCAGTAGTACCAGTTGTGCCTGTTCTGTTTCTGTATACGTTAAGTTCGTTATCTGTTATATTTAAAGATACTGTTGCTTGGTCTCCTAATTGTGGTGATGGAAGTGCTGATGTAAAGTAATCGTCTTTATAAGTTCTATAGCGTAATGTTACCCATTTTTCTACTTTAGGGTCTGCTTCAGGTATTTCTCCGTCTGGACATACTAAGTCTGGAGTTAAGTCTGTATGTATTTTTTCGTGACGATAGTATTCGTTGTATATTTTTTGATACGCTAAGAATGGTAGTGGATTAATATATCCTATTGAATCGTTTTGCAAACCGAAGTAACGTGGAAGAAATTTTGCGTCTGCGTTGTCGTGATTGAACCATTCTGGATTGTCACCTGTGAATTTGATTTTAGGGTGTAATGGTGGTGTACTTGTTTGTGGTAGTGGTGAATCTGATACAAAATATTTCCAATTGTTCCATAGTATACGATATGGTACATAGAAATAGTGAATGTATGCATTCATGTTGTGCATTACAGGTGTTGCAAGTGGTAATAGTTTTGTAAGCATTTGACTGTCTACCTCTATCCTGTCTCCAGGTACTACTTCTTGCATAAATACAGGTGTAAGTCTGCCCATTGTAGTAGTAGTTTTTGTTTCACAAGATAGATTGTGAGCTGAATGGTCTGGTTTCTGTAATAATACAGAGTTTGCTATGTTTTGGTTATTCTGTGACATTGTAGTCTAGTTTTAATTGTTGATAGATGTTTTTGAAATTTACGAATATATGTTTGTTTTGTTCATCTAATACGTATTCTATTTGTACTAATTGTGGCGGTACTGTATTAATTGTACGATGTTCTATAGTGATTTCTCTTGTAGCTTGACGAGAGATGACTTTTGAATCTACATGAGCAATATCTACCTCATTTGAGGCTAATTTGAAATGTTCTGGTAATTCGTCTAAGATGTGTTTTTCCATTTTATATTGTATTTTTTGTTTGTAATGGCCTATTTATAGGTGTTTGGCCGTTTAGCCCTAAATAATCAAGGTTATTAGGGCTTTGGTGTGTCGGCCTGTGCTTTCTCATAGAATTCTACCATTTTTTGATGCTGTTCTGCTTTGATTTTTTCTAAGTTTTCTAGATGTGTCTTATAATTTGACTTATTTTTCTCTATTTTATCTGAAAGTTCTTTATACTTTTCTGATAGATTATATGTATCTACTAAATCTAGATTTCTATAATATGATTCTACTTGACGTGATGTTGTCTGAATAGGTATGCCATTGCGAGCTTGTAACATCATTGCTGATAATGATAATGCTTGACCTTCTGATGTAAGATTTTCATGTTCAAAGAATTGTTGCTCTTTTGGTTTGTAGTTTTGTCTGTAGCTGTCCATTGTTTTATTTTTGAGGTTTATAATCGTGCGCCTCCGCGACGCATTGTGTAGAATTTTGTGACTCTAGTTGATGTTGTTTTTTTATCTGTTCTATACATCTTTTTTTATTTTACGTTTACGGTTGATTTTTTCCATTATTGCGAATCGGATGAGTGGTGCTATTACCCCTGTAAGTAGAGTTAGTACGATAGCGGATACTGGACTCTCTGGTATTGTTGTTGTGGCCATTATACCTGTGGCTGTCATTGCTGTTAAGCTGTCTGAGTATTTTTCTAACATGGTGTAAAGATAATGAATTTTTGAATTTAATTGTTAAGTAATAGTTATTTCTTTTTTTCGCGGTCTCATTGGTTTGGATTATTGCGGTCGTTCCTCCCTTTGCCCCTTCGGGAGGTTTCCTCGATAATTGCTTCTAATTCTGGGTTAATATAGACTTCGTTATTATAATCGTGTGTTTTATCTGATTTATAGAGCATATCGTGATACATCTTTTTCCATTGATATGGATTTACTCCTGATTTTTCTACCATTTGGTTATGATGTTGATACTTTTGAATTACTTTTTCTATATATTTAGATGTATCTATCTTTCTATTTAGAATATTAGTGTAATATCTTGGTAATGGTGTCTTAATCTTTTGATATTGTACATTGTCTGGAGGATTGCCTGTTATACATTTTATTTTAAATGGTCTATTTACCATTAATCCTGCGAGTGGCCCTGTTTTAAGTGGTATATAACGTGGATAGACTCTATAGTCTTTACTAATGAGTGATAGTCCTATTCCTTTTGAGCATTGCATAAATGGTCTTTCATAGATAACATTTTTGTGGTATAATTTATACATTTTTGACTTTAGACTGTACTTTAATGTGTAGTTTGTTGTAGCTTGAAAGTCTGATTTACCGAAGTATATACTACCTTTTTTCCATGATTTTAATATAGTATCTGATGATGCACCGAATATTATAGCGTGATAGTGTGGACGTTTAAATTTGTCTCCGTACTCTCCAGCGATAAAGTAGCTAATTTTTAGTGGTGTTTTAGTTTTAGAGTTTTCGTAACGTAATTTTTTTATGAATTCTGTTATATGAGCTCTTACTAGTGTCATATAGGTTTTACCTGTGTGTTTGTGTTTTATTACAGGAAGATTTTTACTGTCATATGTGAGAGTTACACAATAATAGATAGGGTTTTCTACTGCGTGTATTGACATACGATATACCCATTGATTGCAGTATTTTAAGTGGCATGGTATACATCTGCCACATCCTACTAGCATTGCGTCTGGTGTATCTCTATTTAGAGAGATTGGCGTTAAACACATTTATTAGTTCTTGATATTTTTTTACAGGTTGTCCGTATCTTGAAGGTGGTATTGATGCCCATACATAGGATATAGCGTCGAATACTCCTTTCATATCTCCTTTGTTTAGTAGTGGAAGTGCTTTTGTTCTTGCGATAAGATTGATTGCTATTAAGTCTTGGGTTTTTGGTGTAAAGTCTGTATATCCACTTGCTTTCCAAGTTCTGTATAGTATTTGATATTTTCCCGCTGCGGTTGATACGTATTTCCCTTTCGTTACTTTTATGTTTGGATGGGTTGAATAGTCGGAGAATGTTTGACCTCCGAATAGTGTATTGTAATTTGCGCCTTCTGCCCATGAGATAGTCTCTAGTAGTGCTTTTAGTCGTGTCATTATTTTCTATTTTTCCAAGCAGTTCTGAAATTTTGCCATGAATTACTGATTTGTTGAGTAAAGAATTTAGGAACGCTGAACATTGATACATTTGAACGTTCTGTAGCTTGTAT